TCGTTGCTACATTCTGTCCTAAAAATTTATACTGATTAACTATTGCCATTACATTAGAAAGAAGTTTCTAGCTTCTACTTCCTCTTTTAATTCTTGTTGATAAGTGCTATTTAATTTTTGTACGATTCCGTCTAAATCTCTGACTAAAGAGTTAGCAACGGCATCGTCATAGTCCGCACCTTGTCTGGTTAATACCTGTACTATTTTTGCCATTAAGTATCCAAGTATTCTATTACTTCTTGTTTTGTAGAAGGATCTTCAGGATCATCCCAAGGTTTAATTGATTCCCACACCTGATCTGCATCTATTAATCCCATTTTGTAATGATTTTTTTTAGCGTCTAATCCCTTTTTTTGATTTTTAGTTAAACCAGCTAACGTAACAAAATCTTTGTAAGGATTTTCTTCACCTACTACTGTATCCCACTCAAATTTATTAATGGGTTTAGGTTTTATCCGATTAAATTTATCTCTGATATCAATTGTTTCTATTCCTTGACGTGTAGGTTTTTTCTTAAATAGATTCGAGAGCAGAGTATCCTGTCCCAAAAGAATATCCCTTAGTGTTTCTTTTTCATCGGTTTGACTTGCTTGATATGCTCTTCGTCCGGCTCCTCCTCCAAAGATAGATCCTAAAAGAAGTCCCCATGGTCCAAATAACATTGAGCCTAAACCTCCACCTATTTGAGATCCACCCACTGTTGAACCCCAGTTTCCTAAAAAATTCCTTAGTCCACCGCCGATTCCACTGCTGCCTTTAGGTCCCACAGGTGGTTTATTTAAAAATTGATGAAAGCCTTCACCGCCAGCCCTATTTCTTAAATCCGTTGTTCTTTTATTTTGAGCTGCTATTCTTTGTATTCTATCTTGATAAGGAGCAGGGGCATTATGAGATAAATGTGCGGGCCCGTCTCTGTCAGGAGAATGAGAAGGGGTACTCTTACTAGGAGAACCTGAATGACTAACTCCTGGACTCCATCCTCCTCCAGTTCCTGCATGTCTATCGGATCCTCTATAAAATCCTATTCTTCCACCTAAAGCTTTAGCAATTCCGCTGCCATAGGTATCGGTCCAGTCACGAGCAATCTCTGGCTCGTTGGCCCATAAATATCTTCTTTGTTTTTCTGATTGAAAAGGCATTACCTTCTTCCTCCAGCTTGTAAGTCTAACCTAAAAGTTCCTAGTTTCCAATCTTCATTTTTACCCGTGTTCTCAACTTTAACTGCAACCGATCTTGCACGAGCTCTTGTATCTTGTTTCAATGTACTTGATGTAATATCAAAAGGACCTAGCGTTGAGCTCACTTGTGTTGCATTTGGATAATCTCTTAAATATAAAGTCACTCTTGTCGTTCCTGTTTGAGTTAAAAAATCTGGAATGAATCTTCGAATCGACATAAAGTATTCACCATCTCCTCTAAACGTTACACCTTGTTTTTGATCTTGAGTAATATCAAAATCTCCTGATTCAATATTAGAAGTAATCGCAGTGACACTTCCACCGGCTACTTCGTTGTTCCCTGTTTCGTGTTCAAAATAAGTTGAAACACCTTCTGTATTACCTACCACATAAGTCCCTGAAGTTACAGCTTGTGTTCCATCAATGTTATATAAAGTAGCATGAGGTTTACCAAAGACGGCGGAGTCTTCCCATGCAGTTCTGTTTAAACTTCCTGTGGTCCATATTCCTCGTTGAGCAGAAGAATCAATATAGTTAAAACAAACCATTCGATCCACCACGTTGGATCCACTACTACAATAAAACCATATAATTTCTCCAAAGAGATTATTTAATCCTGCATTAATCAATTGATTAGATGTTGTATTAATACTATCGTAAACATAGTCTTCCACTAAACAGTCCATGGATTCTAGTTTACCAGAGTATCTAAAGAAACCATTTTCAGACATCCAGTAAGAAGCACCATCAACTTCTACCGTAGCATTCTTACCGATCAATCCACAGTTAGTTCCGGATTGTTCAAAAGCAAATGTAAAAGGAGCACCTACAAAACGCATGGTAAAGAGTGCGGTATCCGTCCAAATATAAATCGCATCACGACCTCTTAAGGCCCCCATAATTTTAGAACCATCTGCAAGTCTTTGTGTACCTGCGGTGTTCGTTGCGGTTGGTGTATAAGTATTTAAATCCTCTTGAGAAGAGAATCGAATAAACATGTTATCTTGAGTGCTTGTAGTACCAATCGTTGTTTCTGTTCCAAAGAATACTAAGTGTCGATCCGGTGTAGAAACAAGTACATCTCTTGAAGCGGTGGGTGCTCCTGAAATAATAGTAGCTCTTGTACCCGTAGGGTTAGTAGCATCTGCATCCCATTCGAAACATGCACTGTCAGTAATTAAAGCAATCAATTTAGAACCATAGTTATCGAGTGTCCACATTCCTGGCGCAATCACATAGTCTCCAGAAGCTGCTGAACCCCAACCTACATAGTCAGTAGTGTTCGTTACCGTTGCTCCACTTGAGTGAGCTGCACGAGTAGTGTTTCTCACGGCTCTGGTAATACCAGTTAAATCATTTCCTGAAACTCCAGTGTATGAAATTTCTTCGGTACCTACTTGAATATAAGAAGTTCCTGAATCAGGAAAAGCAGAAGCGTCTGTTAAGGTAATGGAAGTTCCTGATCCTCCAGTTCCATATATATTGTCTCCTAAAGCTCCATTTAAAGTTGTTGTGGTTTCTCCTGAAACCGTTCCACTGTATTGACCAATGCCCCAACCCAAACCTCCAAGTTGTTGTGCAGGTCCTACAGGATAATAATGTTGAAGTCTAATACCTCCAGAAGTCGTAGCTCCTGAACCACCTTCCGCAGCAACCATTGTAATTTCAATTTGAGTTGAACTTACAATACTTGTGATCATAAATTTCTTATCATTAAAATCAGCGGCTACATAATTAGAGTCTGTGATACTAGAGAAATTATCTAAAAGAATAATATCTCCGGCGTTGTATCCGACCGTAGAACTTAAAGTAATTTTAACTGACTTTGATCCATTCGTAGTAGTAAAAGCATTAGATAAAGTATTAGTGCTTTTAATAGGGTGAATATCATAGAAGATACCCCCTGTATAAACATATAAAATTCGATTCGTTCCAATAGCTGCGTACTTAATGGCTGAACTATCCACGAAATGGTGGAGAGATCGAGCGGCTCCTGTCAGATAATCCTCTCCTAATTGAGCCCACCCTCCAATTTTTTCAGGTGTAGAATACCTAAAGCGAACGTTATCACCTGCAATCCACTGCCCTTCAGCGGTGGTTGGTGTAACTTGTTTATTAAAACCTGGTAGAAAGCCTATCTTTTGTAGCATACAAAATTCCGTTTAGGATACAAATATACTATATTTTTGTGGAGATCAACTCTTTACACCAGCCGTTTTGATAGTCAACAGCCATGACTTCTCTAGCTTTTGCTTCTTGTTCTTTAGTAATGGTCGGTGGTTGGTGTTCCCTGAGCCTTGTTTTCTGTATCTTTTTACCACCGAGTTGTTCCAGGAAGGGAAGGAGCTTGGTATCAATCTCATTCATATTCCAAATATGGGTATAGATTGATGGATCAGGACCTAACATATCAGTGTTAGTACGACAATGGATTCTGATGTAATTGTTTTTTAATTGTTCTGAATAGGTCTCTAGAAAATAATCTAGGTTATTAAGATGAGGATATTGTTCCTGACAATAATAAAATCCAGCAATGATCTTGTCGATGGGATCACGGTAGACAGCGATTCTAATCTCACAGTCTTTAAGTTCTTTATGATAGGATTCAAATCCCTTTTCGCGTCCAATATAGGAATCCTCACCACAAAAATCTTGAACGTTTGTACCACTATAAGTCGTAGGTTTCTCATTCCAGAGAAGCTGACCTAGATAATTAATGATGGTGGTGGATCCTGCTTTATTATTCCTGACATACCCCAAACGTTTACCGCCTAGAGTCACACGAATTAAAGCCATTATTTAGGAATGCCTAGTATGGGGCGCTTATCATATAAATTAGTCTTTGCAAAAGGACCATTAACATGATTATAATGCAAAAATACTTGAGAACAAATGTTGCCTTCAAAAGGTTCTCTCCAGTGCTCAAGTTCACACCCTGAATAAATCAACATGTCTCCTACTTTTAAATCCACTCGAACTCCCTTGGGAGCTCCAGGTTTGATAATATTTTTACGTTCATCAATAACATTACTTGCCCCGGTAGGATCAAGAAAGATAGGCCATTCATCTCCTCCTAAATGTAAGGTGGTAGAAATTTCACAACTCGGTCGATCTTTATGGCGATGTAAAATATTTCCTTTTTCGTAAAGTCGTGTGTACGAGTATGTTGGAATAAGTTCTAATCCTGTCTTGGCTTTCATAACAGGAATCATATACATGAGTAAAGTCTCCATGACCCAGTCTGCATATTTAGAATAGGCTCCGGGGATTTGTTGATCGACTCGATTACCTATAAAAGGATTATAGGGATTTACTTTTTGATGTTTCACCATCCAATCCACAGCGTCTCGCTGTAGCATCATATAATTAAAAATAAAATTAGCGAGCTCCTTGGAAAGGGCTCCTTTGATTACTTGATATTTTTTTGTTTTAAAACTCATCCTACTAATCCCTCTTTATTCACTTGAATAAAATTAAAAGAAACCGAAATTCTCCAACCCTTTTCTCCTTTTTCTTTGGATTCATTGATTTCTACTCCATGGGGGAGCCACGATGGAAACATAATGATTTGTCCTTCGATCGCGGGATAGATTACCACGCGCCATAAGGCTCTGGGTATTCCTTTAATTCTTCGAGGGAGCATAATATTAGGTCCTGGTCGTGGATCTTCAACAAATAATCGTCCAGAATTTTTAGGAACTTTGACATAGTAAACACCCGACCATTGAGAGTTGGGGTGGGTATGCTGTTTGTTATAGGACCCAGGATAATTAATATTGGCCCACATATTTCCTAAACCTGGTTTAGGTTCCATACCATAGTCTTTATAGATCTCTTCTTGCATGGCAAAAAGTTCATCGGTTAAAGGTTTGTATTCGTCTTTAAAATTC